TAGCATCTCCTTAGCATCTCATTTACAGAAAATATCCCCTTTAACGAATTGCGTTAAGTCTTGTTGTTAATTAACTATGGCCCTAACCGATCAGCAGCGTAAATACGCGGAAGCTCGCCTTGCCGGGCTTTCGATTCGAGACTCGGCGCTCGCTGCTGGCTGTCCAGAAAAATCCGCATCGCAAGCTGGGTCTCGATTGGAGAAACACCCGAACGTACTCGCCCATCTTGAGCGTCTAAAAAGCGCTGAGTCGGATAGCGTACCGGCAGCCGGCCGTGACGCGCCAAATCCGAATACTGCATCCGCGGGCCAATTTTATGATGATCCTAAGGAGATGCTAAGGGCGGCAATGAACGATCGCTTGCTTGACCCAAAAACGCGACTGCAGGCGGCTATTGCACTAATGCCTTTTGAGCATCAAAGGCTCGGCGAGGGCGGCAAGAAAGAGGGACAACAAAAGTCTGCAGAAGGTGCTGTGACCGGCCGCTTCGCGCCGGCTGCACCGCCGCGCACCGCGCAATTGAGTCTGATCAAGTAGCGTGGAGTGGACAACAGCGTGCCCTGATTGGCGCAAGCGAATTCGGGCGCGGCAGAGCATTATTCCACCGCCAATATTCGTCGACCAGGCTGCACAAGCGCTGGCAATATTCAAAGAGTTGCGTGTTGTCGATTTGCCGGGTAAACCGACGTTTGGCGAGTGTGCTGAGCAGTTTGTATTCGACTTTGTGTCCGCAATTTTCGGCGCCTATGACGCCGAAACCGGCAACCAATTGATTCGCGAATTTTTCATGCTCATCAGCAAGAAGAACAGTAAGTCGACGGTGGCCGCTGGCATAATGCTTACCGCAGTCATTCTGTGCTGGCGGGATGACGAAGAACATTTAATTTTGGCGCCTACCAAAGAGGTCGCGGATAACTCTTTCAAGCCGGCCGCCGGCATGGTGCGCGCAGACCCTGAACTAACTGCTCTGTTCCAAGTTCAAGATCATATTCGAACGATCACCCATCGAATCTCGCGCGCCAGCCTTAAGGTGGTTGCCGCAGATACTGACACTGTCTCCGGCAAAAAGGCCGGGCGTATTATGGTCGATGAATTATGGTTGTTTGGCAAAAAGGCAAACGCTGCCGCGATGTTGATGGAAGCGACCGGCGGGCAGGTGTCGCGCGATGAAGGCTGGGTGATTTTTCTCACCACGCAAAGCGAGGAGCCACCCGCAGGCGTATTTCGTGAGAAGCTGAACTATTACCGCGCAGTGCGTGATGGAAAGGTTGACGATCGGCAATCGCTTCCGGTGATCTATGAATTTCCGGAGGACATGGTGACTGCGAAGGCATACCTGCAGCCGGAAAATTTTTACATCACGAATCCAAACATTGGCCGCTCGGTAAACAAGGCATGGCTCGAGCACCAGCTGCGTAGCTACCGTGAAAAAACTGATGGTTCGCTGCAGCAGTTTCTGGCTAAGCACTTGAATGTCGAGATCGGCCTAGCGTTACGGTCAGATCGCTGGGCCGGCACCGATTTTTGGCAACAAACGGAGATTGCACTTTCGCTCGACGAGATTATTGATCGATGTGAAGTTATTGCCATCGGCATTGATGGTGGTGGCCTTGATGACCTGCTGGGAATGGCAGTAGTTGGACGCGAAGTGCAAACACGCCATTGGCTCGCATGGTGCCACGCGTGGGCGCATCCATCGGTATTGGAGCGCCGCAAGGATATCGCTCCAGTGTTGCTTGATTTCGCGCAGCAGGGCGATTTAACTATTGTCGAGCGCATAGGTGATGACGTTGAAGATGTTGCACGCATCGTCGCACAAATCGATGGGGAAGGATTGCTTGATAAGGTTGGTATCGATCCGGCCGGCGTTGGCGGCATTCTCGACGCCATCGTTGATGCCGGCGTCGATGAAGAAAAAGTCATAGGCATCAGTCAAGGTTGGCGGCTCGGTGGGGCCATTAAAACTACAGAGCGCAAGCTTGCGGAAGGTGTTTTGCTCCACGTGAAACAACCGCTAATGAATTGGTGTTGCGCCAATGCGCGCGTCGAACCAAAAGGCAACTCCATTTTGATAACGAAGCAGGCCAGCGGGTCGGCCAAGATCGATCCGCTAATGGCCCTGTTCAATGCGGTTTCATTGATGCTCCTGAATCCCGCTGCAACGATCACCGAAATTTATATCGAGCTCTGAGCTATGGCATTTGATCTGTTCGGCAAGAAAAAATTGCAAGCCGAACTGACGGCTGTGCGCGCAGAGATAACACAGATAAAGAATCAATCTATCGAGTGGGGCGGCATTAGTTGGGATGAATTTTTTACAGCGGCGTCGTCGTCAGGCATTGCAGTCACTGCGGACAGTGCAAAGCGAAGCGCTGCAGTCTATGCCTGTGTACGTCTGATTGCGGGTGCCATTTCGCTACTCCCATTTCGCGTCTACCAGCGCACCGAGAAAGCACGGGAAGAGGTTCCCAATCACGATATATTCTGGCTATTGAATGAGCAGCCCTTTGCACTGCTAAGCAGTGCTGCATTTTGGGAATGGTTGGTTGCCTGTTTTCTGTATCGCGGAGATGCAATCGCAGAAATACTTCGTGACCGCAACGGCAATGTAAAGGGGATTATGCCGATTCCACGCGAATGCTGGATAAACGAGCGTCGCGGCAGTTCGCTGATCTATTACATAAACGATGGCATATCCAGCTATGGGCGCGAGCAATACGATATTCTGCACTTCCCCTGCTTTGGCCTGCAGCTGCATTCGCAAAATGGTCTCCAGGGGCTCTATAGCGAATCGGTGATTGCTCACGCAGCCAAACAGGCGGTCGGTACGGCGCTCGCAGCAGATCAATACTCTGGCGAATTTTTTGCAAATGGCGCAACGCCGTCGATAGTCATCAAATACCCCGCAGGGGTGGCGCCGGATTCCAATCAGCAAGATAAGCTTCGGGATTCATTCGCTGAGCGCCATACTGGTAGCGGGAAGCGCCATAAACCACTATTGCTCGTGAATGGCGGCGAGATCGAGCAGGTATCACTATCTGCTCAAGATGCACAACTTCTTGAGACTCGAAAATATCAAGTGCTCGATATAGCGCGCGCCTTTGGGGTTCCGCCTCACATGATAGGTGAGACTTCAGCTGCAACATCATGGGGATCTGGCATCGAGCAGTTATCGATTGCATTCGTGCGCTATACGCTCGGCCCGCATCTCCGTCGCATCGAGCAGGAGCTTAATCGAAAACTTTGGCCGCGGTCGCTCAAATATTACGTAGAAGCAGATCGCGAGGGCCTTTTGAGCGGAGACTCAAAGGCCGAAGCCGAGTTCTTTTCAAAGGCGCTCGGAGGTCCCGGTGCGCAGGGCTACATGTCTGTCGACGAAATTCGCCATCGCAAAAACCTGCCGCCCAAGGGCGGCTGGTGCGCCGAGGTAGTTAAAGCTGGCACCAAGCCAAATTCATCCAAGCAGGACACCGACAATGAACCTGACTCAACTCCTACTGAAGAACCAGGCAAAGGCGCGGAATTTCCGATGCGTCCATAACGAGGGCGAGGCACCGACGCTGTATCTGTACGATATTATCGGCAGCGATTGGTATGGTGGTATTAGCGCAAAGGATTTTGCCGATCAGTTGTCTGCATTAAGCGATGAGCCAATTGTCAATTTGCGAATCAATTCGCCAGGTGGCGACGTGTTCGAGGCGCGCGCAATGGCGACTGCGCTGCGTCAGTTTAAGGGAACGGTCATCGCGCATATAGACGGTATTGCAGCATCTGCAGCGACGTGGGTGGCCCTGGCGGCCGATGAAGTTGCCATTGGCGATGGCGCGTTTTTCATGATTCACAATTCATGGACATTCGCGATGGGCGATAAAGCAACAATGCTCGATACGGCCGCATTGTTGGAAAAAATCGACGGCACCATTGTCGCCGATTACGCGCGCAAGACTGGCAAAGGCGAAGAGGAAATTCGCGCATGGATGGACGCCGAAACTTGGTTCACCGGGCAAGAGGCTGTTGATAATGGTTTTGCCGATCGGCTCGCTGAAGAAAAAGCTAACGTAGATAACGCATGGAATCTCGATGCGTACAGAAATGCACCCAAGATCGCGCCGTCGATCGACGACAACGCAATTAAACAGCATCGCGCACAGCTTGAACGCAATGTAGCGCTGCTTGAACGAATCGCTGCATAGGCGCTCGCTTATAGCACGATAAGGCCGTAACCGGCCTTCTAACCGCCCCGCTGCGAAGCGCGGCAAATATCGAGCATCCCGCTCGGTATCCACGTGATGGAACTTTAAGATGACAATTAATATCAGCGAACTGCGCGGGCGCCGCAACCAACTGTGCGCCAATTTAAAGAAACTCATGGCTGAAACCAAAGACAAGCCTTGGACGGCCGAAAACCAAACGCAATATGACAATTTCACGAATGAAGTTTCCAGCATTGATGGCCAGCTGCATCGTCATCAGCAGATACTAGATTTGGAGGCGGACACCAAGTTTAACGACGCAAAAAATATCGATTACGATACCAAGGACCCGAAGAACGTCCTCAGGACGCTGCACAACAAATGGTTGCGTGGTGGAGACAGTGCGCTGAATGCTGACGAATGGGGCAAATTGCGTGCCGCCGTGCAAAACACGATGTCGACTGGCACCGGCTCACAAGGCGGTTATACCGTACCCAGTCTGATTGCGTCGCAATTGATCGATTCGGTGAAAGGCTATCGCGGCGTGCGCGAAGTTGCACAATCGCTCGTAACGGAAACCGGTAATGCGCTATCGTTTCCCACAAGCGACGGCACGTCCGAAGTCGGCGAGCTTATCCCGGAAAATACAACGGCGAACGCAGCCGACCCAACGTTTGGGACCGTAGCAGTTAATTGCTATAAGTTCAGCTCGAAAATTATCGCGGTCCCGATCGAGCTGCTGCAGGATACCGTGATCGATATGGAGGCGTTCATTAATGGGCGCATCCGTGATCGAATTGGCCGCATTGGTAATCAATACTTCACTACCGGCTCGGGAACTGGCCAGCCCGGCGGCGTAGCATCATTCGCAACAGCGGGCAAACTGGGGGCCACCGGTCAAACCACAAGCATTATTTTCGACGACCTTATCGATATGCAGGATGCGCTGGACTATGGCTACGACAGCACCAGTATTGCATGGATGATGGCGCAATCGTCGCGCAAAGTGGTTCGCAAAATCAAAGACTCGACCGGCCGCCCGATTTGGGCGCCAGGTGAGGGCAATATGATCGACGGGTTTAGCGAGACCCTGCTCGGTAAAAGCCTGGTATTAAATAACGACGTTGCCGCAATGGCTGCAAATGCGAAATCGATCCTCTACGGCGATTTCTCGCGCTATGTCGTGCGCGATGCAATGCAAGTGTCGCTGTACCGCTTCACCGATTCGCCTTATACCAAGCTCGGTCAAGTCGGCTTCCTCGCATGGGTACGCAGCGGCGGTAACCTGCTCGATACCAGCGCCGTGAAGTACTACCAAAACTCCGCAACCTAATAATTTTTCTTAAACCTTTCGGGGCTTCGGCCCCGTTCTTTTTAGCCAAACAAATTGGAGCAAGCGACCATGGCAAAGACTATTCAAGCGCGCATGTTAGTGGACTATAAAGGCGGCGCCATCAATGTTAAGGCAGGCGCAGTTATGCAAGGCACCGCCTCTCAGATTGACCAATTAACAAGCGGCGGCGTTGCCGACAGCACAAAAGAAGCGGTTGCATACGCACTTTCGCAATGCGCTGAGGTGGTTGATATCAGCGAAGCTGAGCCGGTGGCAGACAAAACTACCGAGTAAATTATTCATAGATTCGTATAAATCATCTGCTGAAATATTGAGGGCCGGTCATGACTGTTAAATTATTATGTGATTGGGACGGTCGTGCGTCGGGCTATCCGAATGCAAAAGCCGGCAATCTGGTGACTCTTTCAGCTGCGGAAGAGAGCGGTCTCGTCGCGCAGCATATCGCCACAACGACGCTCACTGGAGGGACTTCTTATGCTGTAGCAGCGCTCGCCACACCATTTTCTGCTAGCGAGCTAGCCGTCCAAGCAGCCGCCCATTCTGCTTTATTAAACCAAAAATCAACTATTGCTATACCCGCTAACTCCTCCGTACTTGCAAATATCGTGGTGCCGGTTTACATCCATTCCCACGATCCGATAGAGGCTATGCCAGGGCACATCTCTTTCGGTGGCGCATCTACCGATGTTACCAGTTTTAATTTCATGGCTGACGGCGTCGAAGTGCCGGCGATTCTGCACTCGTACGGCGAGTGGGACTTTAATCTGGATTCAAACCTTCCCGATCAGGTAATCATTGATTATCGTGGTGTGTGGTGGGGCGTGCGATGGAATGCATATGGCTTCAACGCCGATATCGTTCGCTCAAATGACGAAGGCCGTACATGGTTAACTGTACGTGCTGGCGGCACAACGCTAGGAGCGCAAGATACTAACTGCGGTCTGCGCCTTGTCTGCTCTCATCCAAGCAACCGCAACGATACAGGCGAGCCACATATTTATTTCTTTTCGGTGGGGGCGTCAACTGACCGCAAGTTGTATCGATCGGTTGATGGGGGGCGGAATTGGGTGCTGGTTAAAGATTTGTACAACCAGACCGAGGATGCAGTCTCGGCAATAACTAGCATTATTTTAAAGCAGGGTATGTGCGAAGATGCTGCTGGGAATGTATATTTTCACGCGTACCAAGATGCACCAAATATCGCGCTGGTTTATCAGGTGGCTGTCGGTGGCGGCTCACTGACTAAGGTATTTGACTCGCGCGCTGGTATCGGTATGACCGCCGACTCAGGGCAGGTTTTACAGCACGTACATAGTGTTTCATATTTAGCATCTTCCGGCGCAGTTTACATCGGTATTGATTCCGTATCCGACTGCCGCATCTATAAAACAGTAGATGCTGGCGCAAACTGGACGTCAGTTAAGAGCGGAGCGGGTCAGTGGGATACTAACCGTGTTGTAGATTTTGACGGCAAGCGGATTTTTGGTACTGGCGACGGTGCGCCTGATGTGCTGGGCGCGGCCTTATTCTCGACAACTGACGATTCAACTTTTTTAAATTACCTGCCTGCTGGGAACGATGTACAAAACCCAGCAGTGTGTGGAAATTTCCTCATCGCTGCCGCTGTTGCGTATGGAAAATGGCAGAACCCAATAATCAATATCCGCAGCGCTACTCGCGACTGGCAGCAGGCTGTTATTGGTAATTTTGAGGGCGCTGCCTCGCCATCATTCAACGGATGGACTTACACCAGTGATTTTAATCCGACTGCTGGCGGACAATGGTCCGGCACGCTAGGTAAGGGGATAGCTGGCGAAACTTACAACTACCCTAACGCGCGGATCAGTATCGGTCGCGGTCGATACATGGCGTTGTTTTTCGTCAAAGCACCCACCCTGCCGATTGGCGGCGTCACCATTACTGCCGTGCGCGCTTCGGCACCAACCATTTACACCCCGACGCAAGTGTTTGGTGATGTGTTGGCCACCGCTGGCGACGGACTTAAAAGCCGTTGGCTGCTCAACGAAAACGTAGCTGACGGCGGCGCTGTGACGGACGTTATTTCGGGGTATGACGGCATTTTCGATCCTGCCGCATCCAATGGCTGCGTGTACGATATGGCCGACGGTCACGATTTAGCATTCCTGCGCCCATCGCGCCGCGTGTTACGGGGTTGCATTTCGTGGCCCGACATCGCTACACAGATTTCCGGCGGCGTTCGATTCCCTGAGATCGAATACTATCGAACGAAGATTCAGGATTTTGCGATTACTGCCTGGGTAAAGCGGCCAGCTACGCACTCATCTCCGTCTGCCTGGATGACGATATTCGCACGCGGGTATGGCGGCACGATTTACGAGCTGCAGCTCTCGCAGAATACTGGCGCAATTCGTATGCAGATTAATGGCACGTCGTATTCGGCAAGCACTTTACGTACGTGCCAGGATGGCTTGTGGAATCTGGTCGGGATTAACGTAATTTCAACCGGTGGCGGGTCTACTTCGTTTGAGATGTTCCTGAACGGTGTAAGCGAAGGTGTGAAAACTGTTGCTGCTGCGATCAGCGCGCCGGCTGCTGCGTCGGGTCGGTATATTGGAATAGGTGCACAGTGGAATGGCACAACACCACAAGCAACCACAATGATCGGCAAGATGCAGGATGTACGGTTTTATGACCGCATTTTGACTTCTGCCGAGTGGCGCAATCTGTGGCTTAACGGTATTCCTAAGCAGGTTTGGTAGCTTAGGGTGATATATGCGCGCAGTGGCGCTTTAACCAAATTAGCTGGACCGGGCGGACCAACGCCCCTTAAATTGAGCAGTCGGCTGGCCGGCGATAACTGTAGCTTAGCTGCGACGGGAGCATGCATTTGACCTTAAGACTAGCTACCCCCCCAGCATTCGAGCCGTTAACTCCCGAAACAGTAAAGCTGCATTTGCGCATTAATATCGAAGACACCGATCAAGATGAGCGCATTAATGCATTAATTGAGGTGGCGCGAGAGCAAGTTGAAGCGCTTACCGGTCGATCGCTGATTACTCAAACTTGGCAGCGATTAGCTCGTGCTTTTCCAATGAGCCGTGGCGCTATCGAGCTAGGTCGCCCGCCGGTAGAACGCATAGAGTTCATTAAATATATCGATGCAAGCGGCGTACTGCGAACGCTTGATTCGGCACTTTATGAACTAGATTCGCAGAGCCAAACGGCGTATGTCGTGCCAGCGTATAACGCGACGTGGCCAGTAGCGCGCAACAAAATTAACGCAGTGCAAATCCAATTTATTGCCGGCTACGGCGATGCGGCAGCGGTGCCGGCGCGCGCAGTGCAGGCGATGCTACTATTGGTAGCGCACTACTTTGAGAACCGCGAGGGCGTGATCGTCGATAGCCGGCTGGCAGCAGACGTATTGCCGATGGGAGTTGATGCGCTTTTGTCGTCGCTGAACGTGTCGAGGTTTGCGTGAGAGCAGGGAGATTGCGACATAAAGTGGTACTGCAATCGCGCAGCAATACACAGGACGACTTCGGCCAGCCAGTCGAATCATGGACGGCCCTGGGTAGTATATACGCCGCCATCGAGCCGCTGAGCGGGCGCGAGTTGATGACTCGATCGGGCGCGGCCGCCTTAGCGTCGCATAAAATTACGATCCGGCATCGAGAGGGCATCACGCCCGCTAATCGCATTTTATTCGGTGTGCGACTGTTTGATATTTTGCTAATAGTCAATCCGCAAGAAATGAACGAGCGGCTAGAAATGATAGTGCAAGAGCGCGTGCTATGACTGCGGAATTCAAAGCAGATGGATTGGCCGATCTGCTCGATCAGCTGAGCACATTTCCTGATAAAATTGAGCGAAACGCGCTGCGAGGCGCGATGCGGGCCGGCGCAAGAGTTATTTCGATCGAGGCCAAGGCTCGGGCGCCAGAAAAAACTAGTGCGCTAAAAAAATCCATTCGAGTTTCCAGTAATGTGAAAGGAAGCATCTTCACTGCGACTGTAAAGGCAGGGAATAAAGTTGCCTATTGGGCGCAATGGGTGGAGTTTGGCACAGCTGCACACCTTATTAAGGCGCGTAAACTCGGCGCTCTTTTGATTGGGGGCTCGATGGCCAAATCCGCACGCCATCCCGGTGCTGCGGCGCACCCATTTTTTCGGCCAGCTATTGCGTTGAAATCTGAAGCAGCTACACAGGCGGTAATCGATTATCTGCGAAAGCGCCTGGATAAATTGAACGAGCCTGAAAATGAAGGCTGAGCGCGCTACGAAAGAAATCCTGCTCACAAATAGCGCCGTGTTTGCGCTGGTGGGACCGCGCATTTATCCGGTTGTTATTCCGGAGGGGAGCGAATACCCCTGCATTTCTTACCAGCGCATCGACGGCTCGCATATCACTGCGCCTTTACTTGCACTAGCCGATCCCGGTGCGGGCGCCGCAAGATTGCAAATTACTGCATGGGGTAAAACGTATGAGTCCGCAAAGGCTGTCGCAGAGGCCGCGCGGATTGCCCTGCAGCGTTGGCGCGGCACGATCGCTGGCATTGTCGTATGGGATATTGTGACTGCCGGCGATGGGCCTGATTTGTACGATAACGATCTGTTGCTATACGGCGCACCATCCGACTACACCATCTCCCACCCTGAATAACTTGGAGCCCAAACCATGAGTGAAAAAGCTGATCCCTATGCAGGGATGGGCGGGTCTTACCTGCTCGATCCATTAACCGGCGTCCGCACGCGCGTCGAATTCACGAAAGATGCTGAGCCGGCAGCAGCTGTCGCGGCTGATGAGGGAATCGCGCCGGTAGCTAATCAAGAATAGTCCGCGTAAGCGGTTTATCTCGCGCTGTGAAGCGCCACTTTCCGGGGGCCGTTGGCCCCATATCGCGGAGCATCAAAAATGTCACTGTTAAAGCGCAATGCGGCGTTGCTCGCAAAAATTGAATCGACTTACGGAACTGACCCAACACCAAGTGGCGCAGCGAATGCGATTCTGGTTCGCAGCTTGGATATATCGCCCCAGGAGACAAAAACAGTGGCGCGAGATGTATGGCGCCCATATCTAGGTAACTCTGAAAACCTGCCTGGCACGGTCAGCGCCAAGGCGACTTTCGAGATTGAGCTTGCGGGTTCAGGCGTCCCAGGCACTGCTCCGGCATGGGGGCCAGTTCTACGCGCGTGTGCGTTTGCCGAAACGATCATCGCGAGTACATCGGTTACCTACAAGCCGGTATCAACTGCGTTTGAGTCGGTAACGGTTTATTTTAACGTTGACGGCGTACTGCATAAAATAACCGGATCGCGCGGAACGGTCAGTTTTGAACTGGCTGAAGGTGCTATCCCGGTAATGAAGTTTGAATTTACCGGCGTGTACAACACGGTAGTCGATGCGGCATTGCCAACGGTTACGCTCACCGCGTTCCAAAAACCGCTACCGGTCAATCGCACCAATACACCGACCTTCTCGCTGCACGGCTACTCCGCTGTTATGGAAAAGCTCAGCATCAATATGGCCAATGCCGTTGCATTCCGCTCGCTTATTGGTGGCATCGAGCAAGTCGTACTGACCGATCGCAAGCCCGCCGGATCGATCTCAATTGAAGCCACTACTGTCGCCGCTAAAGATTGGTGGACATCGATCAAGGCGGCTGCTACCGGCACCATGAATTTGGTTCATGGTCTAGTGGCAGGCAATATCTGCACAATTTCCGCACCTGCTGTACAGCTGCACTCGCCGAAATATGCGGATAAAGACGGCATCGTAATGCTGGGCGCCTCCTGCGTGTTCGCACCGGCGTCAGGTAATGACGAAATCTCGATAGCGTTGACTTAATATGGGCTTCGTTCTCTCGCAGTCCAAAACGTACAAGTGGCCTGTTGTTATTAAGGTGCCGGCCCCGGAAGGCAAATACACAGAATTTGATTTTGTGGGCGAGTTCAACCGGCTGCCGCAATCGCGTATCGATGAGATCAGCAAAAATCTACGAGACCAGGCGGGCCGACCAGGACAGGAAGGCGATATCACCGATGATCTATTGGTCGATGAGGTTTTCGCCGGCTGGTCTTGCATCACTGACGAATCAGGCAACGTTTTGCAGGTGACGCCTGACAACCGCGCACAACTACTTGAAACACCAAAAATGAAAGCTGCAATTATCGCGGCATTCTTCGAGGTCGTTTACGGTATCGAAAGAAAAAACTCTTAGCCGCCGCAGCCTATTGGTGCGGCGGCGAGCGCACCAACGATGACGCCGTAAAAGATTTAATTGCTTTCGGCATCAGCCCTAAGCAAGCAAGAGAAATTGCAGGGCCACCCGAACAAATCCATTTTGAAGTCGAGCCAAAAAACTGGCAAGCCGTGCGTGTTTTTCTTGCCTGCGCAACGCAGTGGCACCGCGATCACTTGGGCCGATTAACCGGCATCAATTACGTAGCACTCGAATCGATCATGCGAATGCTGCACGTGGAGCATACAACCGATGCATTTGAGCGCGTCCAAATTCTCGAAGTTGAATCGTTAGCGATTTTAAATAGGTAAAGTCATGGGATTCTCGCTCGGTGAATTATTGTTTTCGCTAAAAGCAGATACAGCGCAATTACGCACGGATATGCAGCAGGCAAAAGAGGTTGTCGGTGAAGCGGCAGGGCGAATTGCTGAAAGCGCCGAGTATGCAACCAAGGCATTAGAGTTTTTTGGTGTTGCGCTGGGCGCCCATGAATTCTACGAATTTGTAAAGGGTTCGATTGAGGTTGCCGACCAAGCGAATAAGGCCGCGCAAAAAATAGGTATAACTACCGAAGCGCTAACAGGTTTGCAGTACGCAGCAAACTTGGCCGATGTGTCTAATGAAGAATTTACCGCGTCGCTGGTTAAATTTAACAAGGCGATCGATGGCTCAAATCAGGGCGTAAAAGCAAAGGCGCAGTCGTTTGAAGATCTAGGGATAGCAACTAAAAACGTCGATGGTACAGTCAAGGATACTGGCGAGGTGCTGTTGGCAGTAGCTGAAAAATTTAGCGGCCTGCAAGATGGCGCAGCTAAAACTGCAATATCTCTCGAGCTTTTCGGCAAAGCCGGCGCGCAGATGATTCCATTTCTGAATCAAGGCAGGGATGGTATCGAAGTGCTGCAGCAAAAAGCAGCAGAGCTTGGTGTCACCATTTCGACGGAGACCGCCCAGTCGGCCGAGGAGTTCAATGATCGGCTAAGGACTTTGAGCGAAGAAGGGCATGGTTTTGCCAATCAGCTATCAGCAGAAATGCTCCCATCACTTAACCATATCGCCCAAGCATTTATCGATATCAAAACGAATTCCAGCGCTGCTGAATCATTCGGCAGTGGGTTAATCGTAGCACTTAAATCTATTGTTTCTGCTGGCTCGACTGTTGTCGCAACATTTAGAGATATTGGCGACTTCCTGGGCGCCACCGCAGCGGCTACGGTGCAATTCTCGCAGGGCGCCGGCAATGCGTTGATCGCGTTCGGCCAAGCTGCAACAGGCGCCTATGATGACGCGGTGAAGTCTGCGACGGCCGCGGGCAACAGCTTTTCGGCGTCATATCAAACACTTTCGGATAGTAGTGATGAATCGAGAAAAATAGTCGAGGAAAACGATGCCTTCATTAAGAAAATTTGGTCAGAGGAAGGTCTATCCGCTGAGGAAAAGTCTGAGAAGGTAAGGGTTGTGCTCGAGCGCGAAACAGAGGCGCATCGGAAGGCTCAAGAGGAAGCAGAAAAAAAGGCGCAGACACAGTTTAACGCCAATCAAAAAATCGTTGAGGGATTACAAGCTCAGGCTGCCGCGCTAGGTGAAGTGGGCGGAACCGCTGAAATATTCAAGCTGAAAATGAACGGGGCCACCGATGCGCAAATTGCACTAGCGGTAGCGGCCGTGCGCGCGAAAGCAGCGTTTGAGGCACAACAATCTACCCTTGTGCAGTCCTCGGCAGATTTCGAGGCATTTACGGCATTGCGTATGGGCGCGCAAACCGAGGAAGAGGCCGCCGTTACGCGGCTATTTGATAAGTATAGCCAGCTCGACGTAATCGTATCTCGACATCCCGAGATCGCCGCGCAAGCGTCGGATGTACGCGCCAAGCTGCAAAATCAAGCTCTGGCCGATCAAGATAAAAAAATGGAGGCGCAGCTAAAGTCTCAGCAGGCAGAGCGAGACAGCGCACTGCAGCATCGAGCGCAAATGGGCGATAGCGAGGCCGAGTGGGAAATCAAGAAGCGGCAGTTCGCAGAACTAAATGCCGCCGGAAAAACAAAGTACGTATTGAATCAGGCTACTCAACTAACGGCCGGAGTGGCCCAGCAAAATCGATTAATGTTCGAGGCAAATAAAGCCGCATCGACTGCTAGTGCGATCGTCAATACTTATGAAATGGCAGTGGGCGCCTATAAGGCGATGGCTAGCATCCCTTACGTTGGACCAGCACTGGGGATCGCAGCTGCGGCCGCAGCGATTGCATTCGGCATGGCACAAGTCAGCGCCATACAGTCAGCAAGTTTTACTGGTGGTGGCGGCGGCACTACACCGAGCGCCGCCGGCAGTGCGCCAACCATCAACGGTACACCGGTGCCTTCGTCCACTTCTGCCAGCAGCAACGGCGCTCAGGCAGTACCGACGACCACCATCGAGATCCACGGCGACATCTACTCCAACGATGCTGAGCGGCTGTTGAAAGATCTTAAATCGCTGATCAACAACGGCGACCACGTGTTGATTGAAAACACTAGCCGTAACGCACAAGAATTAAAGGCCGCTTAAATGGGTGTGATCTCCTATACCGCACAACGCGATGTGGCGAGCGACCACGTCGCCGGCACTGATTATGATCTGGAAATCTATTTTTCCAATTGGCAACCGAGACAAAAGGTCGAAAAAACACGGCACGTAGCACTCTCCGGCAGATCGGAAACCTATCGGCAGCGCACCGATAAATTCATCGATATCACACTGGACCGCGCCGAGCGCTACGCGGTTTCGCCCTCCCAATTGGACTACATTCGCGAATTTATTTCCTCGGTCGATGGCGGCGAACCATTCAGCATCGATATGCTTGGCAGCATCGCTGCACCTGACACGCCAGGACTGTATGAAATGATTACGGATAGTTTTACGGAAGCGCCAGTGGGCGCGAATTACGTTGAAATTAGCTTTTCGGTGCGAGCTATCTAATGCGATCTATCCCGCCAGCATTTTCTGGGCAGCACTACGCCGCGACTAAAAATCCGATCTATGTTATAGAAATTGAATTCGGCATGGGCGACTTAGTGTATTTCACTAAGCAGGCCGGCGTGGCGACACCAGATGGATCAATAACTTATCAAGGGTGCATCGAACAAATAAGCGGCACAACACAACAGATTCAGCCGGATGAGGGCCGCAGCACGATCGGCAGCATTAGTATCACGCTACTCGACAAAGGGGGCGAAATAACCTCCCTGCTGGCCAGCAAAGATGCCAATGGCAAAGGCATCCGGTATAAGCGTGTACGGGTCTACATGGCCTATGAGGGTATGCCGTGGGCTGACACATCCACAAATTTGATTCAAACGCAAATTGTCGATGACCTTTCCTATAACACCGGCTCCTATATCCTCAAATGTGCCGATGTTCAGCGCTCTATGCGCACTGATATTTTCGATTTGGCCACTACACGGTTATCGCTCGGCATTGATGACACTCAGCTAAAAATACCGGTGTACTCGGTGAACGGCTTTGAAAAACTAGCGCATGGAAGCACTTACAGTGATGCACCGAATGCCACGGTGGGCTACATAAAAATCGAAGATGAAGTAATCCGCTATATCAGCACTCAAACTGATTCTTTGTACGGCTTGTGCTTTATAGCTGACCAGCGTGGCGCCTTGGGCACCAAGGCGGTGTCGCACGCAGTGGATAACTCATCGAGCGAGGATCAGCGCCCGGAAATAACTGAGTTCGTGTATCTAGAATTGCCCGCTGTTAAATTAATTTATGCGATTTTAACGGGTAATTTATATGGACAACTCGGGCAGGATTTACCAACTAATTGGCATTTAAATATCGGTGGCGAATATGTTCGCACCAATGATTTCCTAACCATTGGCCTCGATTTGTGGAACCCAGCTACCGATGATGGGTTTGTAGTCCGTTTCGCGGGCCTCGACAAGCGCGATGCGAAGCAATTTATCGAGAAAGAGCTGTGCTTGCTGATAGCCGCTTACATGCCGATTTACTCCAGCGGCGAATCGGGGTTGCGGCGATTTACTAGCGTGTTACATACCGCACCCTACGTGTATGAGTTAAACGCTGACAATATTGTTAGCTACGATCCGCTCTCAATTGATCTGCGATCAGTTAACAACCTACTGTCCATCGAATGGAATTACGACTTCATTGAGGATAAATTTACACGCCAAAAGATTGTTCGTGATATCGATTCGATCGAAAAATACAGCGAGTCGGTATCTAGGTCGCTCCAGTTTCGCGGATTGCACGGTAGCCGCCACACAACGACGACGGTAGAGGGGTTATTCGACCGGCTGCGCGATCGCTATGCGGCGCCACCGCAGCGAACCAGGCTACGCTGCTTGCCGCAAACGAATGTTATCGAGGTTGGTGATATCGTGTGCGTCAAACTTGCCGCACTTAGGGATTCATTCACGGGAGGGTCGCTAGACCGCGCGATGGAGGTCCAGCAGGTATCCATTAACTGGATCACAGGGCAAGTTGATTTTCAGTTATTCGGCAGCACTCAGCCGGCCTCGCCGATCACTCCAACCGCACCTGGCGGCAACAATCCTGATCCAACCCTGCAAACGATGGCGGATAGCTACTATACGAGCGAGGGCCTTCGTCTGATCGATTTGGCCGGCTTTGGCCTGGTTTCGTACACCGTCATAGGCGGCGTCACGCATATCACCGGTGGCATCGGTTTAATCGGCAATGAGTTGTTAGGCGCCGGGGTGATCTACCACGATGGGGATCTAGAACTCAATGCCGGTGTGGTCCTGCCTTGGAGCAAAAATATTCAGCTGCGCGTCAAAGGTCATTTGCAAATCAATGGCAAATTCGATGGCAGGGGGCGCGGCGCACCCGGCGGCGCGGCCGCCAGTACAGCAGGCTCCCCGCTGGATGGCAGCGGCATTAATCGGGTTAATTACGGCACAAAGGGCTACATAGGGCCAACCGAATCTGCGGGTGGAACTAGCGGTTATCTGCAGTTCGGCAAAGACCGCTGGGATTGGACATCACTGCGCGGCTGGCAAACGCCAGGCGCGGTGCATAGCGTTCCCGCGCTTACCATATCGCACTTTCTTGCCGTCGTTATGCTGGGGCTGCCTGACGATCTGCAGGGCACCTCGGGCGCGTCTGGTCGAAATTCAGTGCGATTTGATACGCATGACAATACGTTTTATGTGGATGGCGGCGCCGGCGGCGCGGGCGGTGCCGGACTGGCTATTATCGCCCGAGGCGTATCGTTCGGCGCCGCCGGAGCGATTGATAGTAGTGGCGGCGACGGCGGTATTGGTGGCGATTCTGGCGGCGGGCTCACCACAGGCGGCTCGGGCGCTGGCGGCGCGCCGGGTGCAGTGCTATTTATTATCGATGGCATCGCCAACGAGGTCCCAAACCTATCCAGGGTGATAGCAAAATACGGCATCTCGCCGGACCATGCGGATCCAAAGCATCAGCTGACAATCAGTCCAGAGCGGTACCATCCCGCGCTGAGCGACGAAAAAATAATTTCCATTTATACAGGCTTCGGTGCAACACCGCCCGACCTCTCTGGGTTCAACGGCGCGTCGCGCGTACTGTTCGTGCCACCAATAAACATCCCGACGCAAGATTTATCGCAACATGCATCGGATGCGCTCGGCATCGCCGCATCCGAGTTGATCAATACACCGAAAACCTCGGCCGGCGATCGATCAACTATCGAAGTAACGGTAACGCCGCCGGCAGATACCACCTACGCCTATAGCATCATTTACATTCGCAAAGGGGGCGCCGCAGCATGGCAGCGCGCGGGGGCGGCAGATGACGAGCTGGATATTGAGGTCGCCAGCGATGGTGCAACGTATGAGCTGCTCGCACAGCCTGTTAGCAAGTTCGGCATCGAGTCAAATAGCGGACCGCAAACAACTATTACCGTTAGCAATATCAACACGAGTTACCCCGCGAGCGTGGCAAATGCGCGCTACAACCATATCGGCACGCTGAATCAAATTTACTGGGATCGCATCGACGATACGCGCGTTATCGATTACGAGATTCGCAATGGCGCAACCTGGGAAACGGCTGCGATCGTCGCGCGCGTAGTCATGCCGAACTACAACGCGCAGGGCAACGGTAGTTATTGGATAGCCGCCCGCATCATCGGCGTGAATGGCACATCGGTATATTCAGTTTCGCCGCTCAATGTCGTTATCAACGAGGCCCAAATCGCGCGGAATATTATTCAAACTTACGATGAGGCGGCGACCGGCTGGGCCGGCACGTTATCGGGCGGTGCGATTATTTCCGGCGGCACAATTTTAGAGCTGGATCACACCGGCGATATCGCGACGGTATCAGACTTTTCGACACTCACCGATGTCGGCGCCTTCGGCGAAACAACGCCCACCGGGCGCTACGAATTTCCGTCCGCCCATGTGATCAACATTGGACGCGTGGCGACTTGCGCCGTGCAAATTGACTACGACATAACGGCCTATTGGACCGGTATCGCAACCCCGTCAGAAACGCTCGCCCAGGATGTTGGCATCGTCCTGCAAATAGCGCTATCGCAAGATGGCATTACGTGGGGATCATGGCAGGATTATCAAATCGGTAACTATACATTCATGGCGATTAAAGCCCGCGTAAATTTGTACAGCAACAATCTGGCTGCAACCCCGCAAGTCTCCAACCTTAAATTCTCTGTCGATGTTCCCGATCGGGTCGATCACGAAATTATTACAACCAATGCGGGCGCCGTGGTTGCGCACACGTATACCACACCTTTTAACGGCGGGCCGAACGGCGCCTCTACGCCGTATTTAACAGCAACAATTGTCAATGCGGTGGCGGGTGACACGCTGAGAATAACAGCGGAAACGGCCGGCGGATTTGACGTCGATGTATTCAACGGCGGCCGCGTGGTGCGCACCGTCAATATCAGGGCAGAGGGCTATTAAATGCGACATATTTTAAAGCTTTTTATTTTTGCAGTTGTACTTCCGGCATTCGCGGCGCAGGCGCCACTTTCACTCAGTGCCCACCCGACGGGTACGGCTTTAATCAATTTCTACAATGCCGCGCTCGCCGCTGTGTCCAGCAACCAATCTGGCACGGTGGATCCAACCACGAATGGCGGCGCCTTTTCGTTTTGGGCGGACACAACCAACAATTTACTTAAGCAGCGCAATGCTGCGAATACTGCCTGGAATACCATTGCGCCTTTAGGAGCGCAGCTGTTACCGATTGCAGGCGGCTCACTGACCGGCAATTTAGCAGCGCCGGGAATCTTAATAACCGGGGCAGCCGGCACAGATAGGGCTTTATCCTACCAAACAAGCGGTGTGCAGCGCTGGGTTGTTGATACCAACGGCTCTACGGAGACAGGCTCAAATAATGGCAGTGATTTTGTTGTTTATCGGTACAGTGATGCCGGTTCCTATTTAGCCACACCGTTTTATTGTGTTCGGTCCAATGGTTCCTGCGGCTTTGAAGTGGCACCAGCATTCCCAACACCCACCGTGGCGGATAACAGCACCAAGGGCGCGACCACCGCCTTCATCGCCGCGAAGTCAGCTGCACGCACCGCGTTTAACTATCACCAATCGTCCTCGCAAACCTCGGGCACCACGCTGGCTTTCGGCGCCGCAACGTTCGCCTTCCATGGAGCTGGATCATTTAGCGGCACCGAATTCACCGCAGCCATTACCGGTCTTTACCATTTTGACTTCAATGTGCTGCTTGCCAATAGCAGTGGATTTTCATCGGGTGTGGTGATGGCGATGTTTCAAAACAGCACGTCGGTGTGTGCAGATACCGAGTACTCGGTGAATGGCCAGCAAACCACCTTCAACTGCGGGGCTACGCTATATCTCACTGCCGGCGACAAAGTTAAGGTCGTAAGCGGCACCACGCTTACCGGCAGCCTCGCGACAATAGTTAGCTTCGGCAATGTCTCGACCTTTTCGGGTTATTTGATCGACTCGCAATTATAAGGTGATTGGCCGGCAAGACAGCGCCAAACAGCTCTCTTCAATTCTCCGGATAAATCCATGGCTCGAATAAATCCGTGCGGCAAAAACTTGGTCGCATTTCTCGACATGCTCGCGTTTTCTGAGGGCACCTTAGGAATCGGCGACGATGGCTATAACGTGCTGGTCGGCTCACGCAAAACGCAGGGCATTCTATTCACCAGCTACGCCGATCATCCGCGCCTCGATATCCGAATCCGGCGCGACGATCCCTCTACGCCACAAAATGAAGCGCTCGTGTCAACCGCTGCCGGCCGCTATCAGCTGTTAGCGCGCTGGTTCGATCCCTACAAAAAGCAGCTAAATCTGCGGGACTTTTCGCCGATCGCGCAGGACCTAATAGCCATTCAGCAGATCCGAGAATGCGGCTCGCTCGCGGCGATCGACGCCGGCAATTTGGTAAAGGCGACATCCCTTTGCTCTCGAATATGGGCAAGTCTGCCGGGCGCCGGTTACGGTCAGCACGAAAATAAATTGGCTAGCCTGATGAATGCATACATCGCTGCTGGCGGAGTTGCGGCCTAACACTTAAACCCAATGTCATGAGGCAAATCTAATGGAGCTATTTAAAGATGTAGTCAGCGCGCTAACAGGCGGCCTTGCGCAGCAAGTGATTGAGGTTGTGCAAAAATATTCACCGCCCGATCTATCACCGGAACAGAAGGCGCAAATACAGCTTGATGCACAACAGCTCACATTTGATCGCGAGAAGCTGGTAAATACCGCCGCGATTGAGGCTGAGCGGTCGCTCAACGATCGCATCGCTATGTATGAAGGGACGGCCAGCGATCTGAAGTCAGTGCCCATCTTCGGGCCACTGATGCTTTTCTTGAGGGGGTCGCAGCGAGTGATCATTGGCTACGCGACAATGTATCTCGATTATGAAGTGTTTTCCCATGGATGGGCGCTCGGCGACGATCAAACAAAAAGCACCTTTTGGATTGTTAACGCGCTGGTATTGAGCTTTCTTTTTGGCGAGCGCGCAATTAAAAATGTCGCGCCATTTATCGCCGATATGCTGCGGGCAAGGAGCCAAGTTTAGTTGTGCAGACAGAGCATCCTTAAAAATGCTTTGTCATTAGGTGTCATTAATTTCACCGCGCGCCAGGCACATGCGATACATCGCATCAATCAACCGATCGACTGTTTTTCTCATGTCTGCGGGCAACCGCAAGTAACGAACGATCAGGGCGCGAACGGTTGCTGTTGGTGGCCGTAACTCTGCAACTTTTTTGTAGTGCTCTCGCACCCTTTCTGGCAGCAGAATGTCGTTAGGCGCGACGCCGTGCCGCTGGTGAAGTCGAAGCAAATCCGATACATAAAGTTGCCGGCGGCCGTACTCCAGATTGCCGTAGCTTTCGGCCGACATCGATAAACTCTCGGCCATCTCTTGCGGCTTTAGATGCAAATTTTTTCGCAACCTTTTTAGCCGATCTATTTTTTTTGTTGGCATTGAATTTCGAGCTCTTTGATTAGGAGATTGACAGCGTGGAGCGCCCAAAAGGGCAGCGCCAAAAACCGGCGAAGCCGATGCGGCATTATTTTTGCGGACTGGGTGACATTGCCGCCAGGAGGCAGCAAATAATAGTTTGGGTCGCGGTCGGTAGCAGCGCAGATCCTCAGCAGCATTTCGCTGCTGATATCCATGCCTGTCCTATGAATCCTTCGGTATTGCCGTTCGCTGATTTGGAGGATCGCCGCGAAGTTTGCGGCGGTTAGATCCAGAGCCTTGCGTTCCTGATCGATACGCGCGCCCACATCCAACAATCGAGATGTGATCACGGCGGACAAAATTCTCAGTAAATTTTTAAGCTTATCGGACAGAACTCGCGGCGTTCGTACTTTCCTGACGCGAATCTGACGACTACATTAATGTTGCTCAAAACAAAAGTGGTTAACTGGAATTAGCGTTGTAATCGGGTGGGGAAATGGAGCAAAAGCGGTGGACAGTTGTAGCTCTCCAGTGGGATTTGCTTGATAGCAATCCGGCGGTGAGCGTGCAGGATAGTGTAAGCGGTGAAACCTTAACGGTTGATCCGTATCGAGTGCTGGACATTGGGTTCGACGCCGATAAAAAAACAATATGGGGCGCCGGCTACATACAAGGCTACAACGATCGACATTTCGAGCGCGGCTTCCGAGCGGCGTTTCTGGTGTGATGTAAATCGATGTAGATTGGTGCCGGGACGGTTGATAACTTGCCATAGAGCAGCAAGCCCGCAGCCTTTCCCTTGCGGGTGTTGTATAGCTTCGCGGACCGCCCGACATACGGGCAGCCTGTTTCGTCGACTTGACGGCTCTATGATCTTTCTTTGCCGTTATCAGCGGCGGCCGGGATTATATGCCATTCGCCGCGGCTGAGGTGGTTTGAAAGCACCGAACGATTCTATGGCGCCGTTAGTGACAATTAGAGAGAATACTGTAATTATATACAGCCTTTGCCGCAGCGCCGAGCCGCATCATGGCCCACCAAACCCCTCCCAAAGACACTATATTCAAATTTCGGGTACCGTTGCCGACTGATGCGGCGATTCTGCAGTCTTATAAGAGGCTGGGCTGGATGGAGGTAGGGTGCGAGCTGAGGTGGTCTCACGCGCGCGGCACGCCGATACATCCGGAAATTACCGGCACCCCGTTTGATGAGGTGGCATTTGGCTCCAAGTGGAGCGCACCTCCGGCTGTTTCGCTGCTACAGCTATTGCCTCTTGAGATACTGAGCGAAGGCCAGGATCGGCTGCCGACGGCCTCCGATTGCACGGAAGCTTATCTGGAGGTTCCGGTGGTAGTGATGATCAAATACCGTCGTATGGCCGCGCGGAAGGGAAAGCGGGTCAACTCATTTTGGACGGCCGACGATGCGAAATTAATTGCGCTGGCGACCGAGGATCCACCAAGGCGGGGAGGTGATTGATGTGTGGATATGCGCAAAGAATACGGGCGACTAAGCTTCCGAAGCTGCAGCGCATTTTGATGGACTGGGGTATCGACGACCTTCCGGACGGCCGCTTTTTCCCCGGTACGAAAATGACCGGCGTTGTAATTCATGACAACACCGGCGTGCGCGCAACCTCGACGGCAAGCTGTTTAAAAAACCTTTTCAAGTGTTGCGGTGCATTATCCCGGCGACGGCGATCGTCGAGACGAAGGGCAAGCAAGGCTATTTGATGGAGGCCGCCGATGGCATTTTACTCGGCGGCCTTTATCGCGCCTGGGCGCTCGGCGATGACCTGGTGTATTCATGCACCGTGATCACGTGCAATCCGCATAAACGATTCTCGGCCTACCACGATAAGTCGGTGCCGCTTATGCTGCCGACGTCGTTCCAGGTTACTCCGGTGAGGAACAGCCAAACGTTGGAGCTGCAGGGACCAGCGGAGTTGTTAGAGGCCGATTAGTCACTGACATCGGCATTCTCAGTTTTTTGATTAACACTCACCTATAGCATTAGCGCTTCGTGAATCATCTGCGCCCAGAGTGCGCGGCCGGCATTGTTTAAGTGGATGTCGCCGGGCAGACAGACATCGGCCAGCCTGGTGCCATGCGCCGTCACGTAATCATCGAAGGAAATCAGGCGAACGTTCTGCCGGCCCGCTGCAGCCGAGCGGATGGCACGCAACACATCGGGCAGCGTCGATTCCGTATGCAGAGTGGCGCGCACGCCATCATGGGGCAATATCCAGATAATGCGCCGGCCAGCAAAACCCTCTATCAGGGTACCGGCAGCTGCGGTCATTTCTTCGACTGAGAGACGAGAGGTCGGATCGAGATTGAACACAGCATCGTTCGCGCCGAGCGAGATTACTACATCGTCAACTTGGTGAGCAGCCAATATCCATCTAACGCGGTCAGTCAAATAAACGGAGCCGCGCTCAGGGCGCGAAAAAGTCGTTGTTGGAATTGCGTTGGACATCGGGAAATAGCCGGCATCATTCGCCAACAATAGCTCGCTGTTGATTTCAACGGCGGCATAGGCGTTCAGCGAGTCGCCGAGCACTAACACGTTCTTTTCGATGGTCGATTTACAGCCCGAAATCAATATGGCAATGAGGATAGTCGTTAGAACTTTCATGGCGCACCCTTGATGAGGGGGCGCAGAGTAATCGCGCGGTGCTCCTATAGTGCTCCACGTTAAATTATTTAGCCGCAATCAATTGATTAGTAAGCAATTATTCTATCTTGCTCCAATCCATCATCGGCGCTATACAGAAGCGATTACTCTGCGTTTCCCGTGGTTTTTTAACGATTTCAGCCATATTGCTCGTATTCTTTACCTTCTGTCAAATGCGCTTTTTTGCGCACTTTTACGTACTTCTGCTAGTCTAGTGCTCCAAGGGTGCTCCAGAACACCCGCTTGGAGCACTGAATGGCAACCATCACACCACGTAAGCGCGCCGACGGATCGATGTCTTATCGCGCATCAATCCGCTTGAAGAAAGACGGCGCGATAGTACACCAGGAGGCGCAGACATTCGATCAGCGTCGCATGGCTGAGGCCTGGGCGAAGAAGCGGGAGGTCGAGCTTCAGGCGCCTGGCGCGATCGCAAAGGCCCGCGGCGGCCCTACCGTCGGCGACCTGGTCGATTGGTATGTTGAGGAGTATGGCAAAGGCTTCCGACGAACCAAGATGGCGACGTTGTTGCAATTGGGTAACTCCGATCTAGCGAGCGAGTTTGCCCTTCAGCTTACAGCCGCGCGTCTGATCGATCACATCAAAGGCCGCCGACTGGGCACGGCCGGGCCAGCGACCGCAGCCAATGACTTGATATGGTTGCGCGTATTGTTTAAGGCGGCGCGTCCGGCGTTGAGCCTGGACCTAAACCTCGCGGCGATCGAGGATGCATTTGCGTTTTGCCGTACGGAAAAATTGGTTGCTCGCGCCCAGTCGCGATCCGTTAGGCCGACGGACAAACAGATTGAAAGTCTGGAAGCGTTGTGGGCGAGACGCGACGGCCGCGCGTCGATCCCAATGACCGATATTATGCAATTTGCCATTCACTCTGCGCGGCGAGTATCGGAAATTACTCAGCTGCGCTGGGAAGATAACAACGAAGAGCATTGCACCGGCATCGTGCGCGACCTTAAGCATCCGACAAAAAAGGACGGCAATCATCAAACATTTAAATACACGGTCAAAGGTTGGGAGATAGTCCAGCGGCAACCAAAAATCAGTGAATTTATTTTCCCGTACAACTCTCGATCGATCTCAACGAATTTTGCGGGCTCGTGCCAAATTTTAGAAATTAAGGATCTGACGTTCCACGATCTGCGGCACCACGCTACGAGCTTACTGTTTGAGGCGGGCTACTCGATCGTAGAGGTCCAGCAGTTCACGTTGCATGAAAGCTGGAACATGTTGAAGCGGTATACCAATCTGCGGCCGAAGGATATAAAGCTACGCTAGGCCGCACTATGCATCTTACGATGATCGTCGCGCGCCTTCGCAGCTTTTTCGTCGAGAAATTTCGCGAAGTCGTTGACATCGATTAGCCAGCCGCTTTGCTGTGAGCCGGCGCGAAATGCTGGCACTGGCAATTGCTGCAGCTTTGCTTTGGCAAATGCCTGTTTGCGATCCAGGCCGAAATATTTATCGCAGACTTGATCGAGCGGAATGTGTGCCTGCTGGAACTGGGCCATCAATAGAAAAACGGTATTCATACACCACCCATCGATTCAAGTATTTTTTCGACCGCTTCCACGACGGCACATTCGGCTTCACCGAGCAAGTCGATAGCGCATTGCACCGCGTCACCTTTTTCGCCACCTTGGATGGCCTCTGGCATATTGTCGAAGTAGTCCTGCTCCGCATCCTGAATTTGCGCCAGTTGCTCTTGAATCTCTTCGAGTCGGTCCGACAATTCTGCAAGTAGTTTGCGTCGGGCTTTGTTCATTACTAGATACTCGAAAAAAGCCCGCCAAATTGGCGGGCAAGGCCTATGGATTAGTTACCGGCGCGGAACGAGCGTGCGCCGAATTGTGTGCGTCGTGGTTGCTGCTGTGCCGTTTCCGCGACCGGCGTTGGATCGATCGGTTTCGGCTCGCCATGAATGCGGTGGTAAACCTCTTCGCGGTGAACGCTGACAGTCTCCGGAGCGGCGATACCGAGGCGGACTTGATTGCCTGATATGCCGAGCACGGTGACTTTGATGTTGTCGCCAATAATTAGCGTTTCGCCTAAGCGTCGTGATAGAACTAGCATGCTGTTTGCTCCTTGTGATTTAAGTTTTCTGCATTTTTTAGCCGCGCTTTTAGTTGCTGGCGGGCGCGCGGATACCTGCCTTCGTAGGCGTCAAAAGTCTCGCCGAGCTCATAGACAAAGCCGCTCTCGGTAAGAAAATTATCGCCGTCGAAACCTGTGATTCGGCTGCTGCTAATGACCGAGCCGTCGCGAAACTGTGGGTGGCCGAAGACGCTGCCCATGAAGTGAATTTCGTTATCAAAGGCGGGGGAGACTTCCATGTGTCGGCGGTTCACGAGCTTCCAGTTCTCGATCCGAATAGTCGTCATGCAGGCCACCAATGTATAACGGCCCCGACATACACGGCGACGATGGCAACGCACGCCAGCAGCGTCAATAACCCGAATACATCAACGCGCCTCCTTGCCCGCCGGCGCGTCATTAGAGTAGCGATGGGCTTTCCCCAGGAGTTTCTTTCTGGCGGCGGCGGTGGCGGTTCTGGTCGTTGCATATTTGTCTCCTACGCAGCCAGGTCTATTTCAGCGGCGACTAGGGTCCACAGTTCGCGCATGTCGGGGTCGTCGGTTCGCAATTGAGTTAGAGCGTGTGGAATGGCGCGAATGGCGTGAGCGCAATTAAGCTGGGTCATCAACTGACGCAAATGCGGGGTCAACTTCGCCATCAGGGTTTGATAGCGCTCGGTCCCGATCTTTTTCAGCATCTTCGTGCGTCGACGACGAAGCGCGCAGAGTACCTCGGGGGATAACGTAGATGATTTCTGGCTCATTGCGATATCCCACTATGAGGTCCGGCCCCAGCAACGCCATGTACGGCGTTCGGTTCTTTTTCAGCAGTCGCGCGATCGTGGCCATCGCTGCCGCGTAGTCTTTTTGTACCCTGTAAGGCATTGGCTATTTCCCGCAAAAAAAATAAACCTTCGTCGGTGCAGACCGTGACGTAATAGGAAATCTGCCGCGATGTTGCGCGATCGATGCGCACGCGCTGCTCATTGCGAAATAACTTAGGATCGGCATAGGGCTTTTGCGCTGCATTGTTAGCATCGAGAATTTTCCGACTGCGCAGAGCCGCAAATAATTTTCCTCGACCAATGTTCAATTGCTTTGCGGCGTTGCTAATCGTGATGGTGTTGCTCATTTGAAAAGACTCCTCTGTCTCAGCTTGGAGTGAAGGCTTTCAAGGTGCATGACGACTTCGAGAAGCTGGCGATTGATTCGCCGCGCGGCGATTTCCGATTCGCCGGGTTCGTGCAGGTCAACGGTTTTTACGAGGCGCTTGCTGCCTTTGCGGGATATTTCGGTGATGCGGAGTTGGTTCGCCGAGCCGTCGTAAATAACGTCGATAAAGCGCTCCGTATTCGGACAAACACTAATGGCACAGGCGAGCGCGTAAATGCGGTTGGCTAAGTCTTGTTGCTCGCTCATGCGACGACTCCTGCTGCTCGCAATTCGTCGAGGTGACATTGCCAATACGAAAGCATCGCGATCCATCGATTATTTTGTTCGGCGAGGAAGTGAAGCCATTCCCAATATTGAATTACGTGCGCGTTTTGGTTCACAGCCACCTCGGCCATGGCAGACACTGAAACCAACGGCACTCGCGTCGGTGCGCCGCCTCATCGAGGTCGCGATCGTCATATCCTCGGTAGTCGCTATCGTCAAAATCGGGAGCTGGCGGCAGCTCGTCTAACGGCGTATCCAACTCGCCGCAGCGCACGCATGCATAGGCGCACCAACTGCTATAACAGCCATTCGGATAGACGTAGTTGTGCTCGCTTTTCAGGCGGCATAGCGAGGCGCCGAGGGCGCGCGAAACTTTGATGGCGATCATTTCGCGCACCATTGCGGCATTGGCTGACGCGAGCAGATCGTCCGTTCTTGGAGTTTTTCGTCCTCGTAGTCAGAGGTGCCGGCTACGAGAAGGGCCAAAATTAGAGCGAGAGCGGCGGCCATTACTTTGCTGCCCTGGTAGCTTTCACCAGCATTGCAAGCGCGCCTTTACGCGCGGCCTGGCGGTGATTTGCTTGATAGGCGACCACAACGTCGCCGGCGACGCGGATGTAGCACGCCCAGGTGTTATTGGCGGTTTGGGAAGTATGCATGGCGTGCTCCAGCGGGTTGGCTGAAGCAATTATTAGTTGCACTACTAATTTATGTCAACAGTGTAACTAATATATTTTGAGATTTTAGGGAGCGATCCTAATATTCGTAAGCGACGCGCCTCACCACGCCAATAATGCGGCGGGCTTCATTGAGCGGGATTCGAGGGTAGCCGTCGACGTTGGCCTTTAGGTAGCGCGTCGCTCCATCATGAGTGATCTGGCGCAACGCAATATTGCCGTCTGGCAGTTCCACAAGGACGATCGGCGGGACGTTGGTTAGAGGGTCGTCGATGGATTTGTCGGGATCAATAACTACGACTGAGTTTGGCAGGATGGGGGTTGCACCGCCGGACATGCTATCGCCGAGCAGGGTCAGCGCGAAACTACGTTGACCGATATTTGCTTCAAAGCGCCAGTTCTTGGCTGCTTTTGAAGCCTCCGGCGTGCCCCCGAGTCGGGCATCAGCCCAGTCTAAATGTGGGATTCGCAGAGGCATAGGGAAATCGTTAGCAGCCGTAGCGGGGCCAACTTTCGCCACTGGGAATGCGGGATCAATGTCTTGAATGCTGCATTCGAGCAGCGACGCGAATTTTAGCTTTGCGTCGGTGTTGAGGGGGATTTTGGCGTTTAAATATTGGCCGATTGCGCTTTGAGTCCAGCCAAACCGGCTTGCGGCCATCTCCTGCGTGAGGAGTTTGCCGACCTTTTGCTTTCGGGCCAGCCATAAACGCTTCAGGTTCGCTGCCCATAGTGCTTGTTCGGGCGAAAGCCCTTTCTTCTTTTCCATATCCACAGGTTATTAGCTCTACTGATGATTAACAATTAGCGATACTGTTGACAAATAAGCAGTGTTGCTAATATTGTGCGCTCCTAAGGAGGACGCCTATGTCTGAAATCGAGCTTACCGAACTACTGCGACGACCTGGCCAGACCCAGGCTGGCGTCGCGTCTCGCCTTGGTGTCACGCAGGGCGCCGTTAGCCAAATGGTCCAGGCTAAGCGTCGCGTCTTTGTCGTGCAGCATCCCGACGGGCGCCTTGAGGCCTACGAAAAAAAACCTGTGGGTAAGGTCGCGCCTTAGTGCTGGGTGAATTATTCAGCTGTGACGGCCACGTCGCCATAGTGAATTGACCGCCAGTTAAATGCGTTACATTTCACTATTTAAAAACCACGAACGGTGAATGGAGAAAAAAATGCTATCAGACGAAACGGACCGCGCAGCAATGGCGCATTTAGATTTAAAGCAGGCGTTGCACTTTGCAGTAAAGCGGTATCCCGGCGGTGTGGGGGCTATTGCTGGCGCTTATGGATTAAACGCCAGCACTTTTCAAAACAAATTAAATCCCACGCAGCCTAGCTGCATCAATGTTGAAGAATTCGAGATGATTCTCCAGAGCACGCGCTCGGCGCTCGTACTCGATGCTATTGGTCGCATTGCCAATTGCACATGGATTGATTTGGGGCCGCTTGAGAGTATGGGCGATATGGCGGTGCTCGATACGATTTTATCGCTGGTAAAGAGCGTGGGCGATCTCACTGGTGATTTACAACGGGCGATCGAAGATGGTGTTGTTACAAAACGAGAGTTTGAGCGCTTAAAACAAGACTTCAAAATTCTCTGTGGGGCAGGGTATGCAGTAATCGAGCGCGCCGAGCAATTGATGGTGACTGAATAGTGCGCGAGTACACGCTGAAACACCTCGAAGCGGCAATTAATTATATTGACTGCGACGATCGCCTCACCTGGGTAAAAACGGCGCTGGCACTCAAGACCTCATTCGGTGATGACGCATTTCCCATCTGGGACGACTGGAGCGCAAAGAGCACCAAATACAACGAAAAAGTTGCGCGGCTTGTGTGGAGGAGCGGCAAGGCAGGCAAGCTAACTGCAGGCAGCGTGTTCAAGCAGGCGAAGGATCGAGGCTGGACGCCCGACTCCGAATACGTAGAGACCGACGAAATTCGCCGAGAGCGTGACGCGCGAAATGCGCGTCGCGCTGCGCAACTTGAGGCTGAGCAAGCAGAGTTGGCGCTCTACCACGAATTAGTTGCAGATCACAGCGCGGAGCTATGGGGCAGGCTGCACAAGGTCGGAACGTCAAAATATCTCGGCGAAAAGCGCGTGGTAGCAAAAAGCGTTTTGTTCGCTACAGAGCCAATGATAAGCGTCATTCGCAAAGACGAAGTAAGCGCAAAAATAATTACCGACCGAGTTGAAATAAATAGTTTTTTAGCCGATGCCAACAAAATACCGCGCGAGCTCCGGCCATTCTCTTACCGATATTTGAAGCGCGGATGCTTCGCCGTACCGCTATTTGATATCGACGGAAAATTATGGTCGCTACAAATAATCTGGCCGACCGGAACAAAAACGCATTTCTATAACGCGCGTAAATCGGGTTGCTTCCACATTATTGGCGAGCACGAGGACTATGCGCCGGGTGCGCCTATCGCAATCGTCGAGGGATTTTCTACCGGCGCCAGCATTCATATGGCGACCGGCTGGAAAGTTGTTGTTGCCTTCGATACAGGAAATTTAATGTCTGTCGCGCGAGCCATGCGTACAGCACATTCGGGCCAACCAATAATAATTTGCGCGGACAACGATGTTGAGCAAGAGGGCAATCCCGGAGTAACCAAGGCGACCGAAGCAGCGCTTGCGATCGGCGCACACTTATATATTCCCGATTTTTCAAAATTACAGGCTGCAGCATGAACGATATCGCCGTGTTGTTCGCCCGCGCCGACTCCATCTACAAAAGTTTACCGGGTTGCGATGTTTACGACATCGATCGCAACGCGCTGACCTATCGCGGCGACTTACCAATTGTTGCGCACCCGCCGTGTCGAGCGTGGGGCGCGCTTCGCAAATTCGCCAAGCCGCGATTCGGCGAGCGCAAATTAGCGATCTGGTCGGTGCTACATATTCGGCGCAATGGCGGCGTGCTCGAACATCCGAATGCATCGCGATTATGGCCCACTATGAACCTGCCGGCGCCAGGTGCGCGCGATATATTTGGTGGCTATACGCTGCCGATCGATCAGGATTGGTTTGGGCACCGAGCAGAGAAGCGCACTCGGTTATACATCGTCGGTTGCGAGCCGCGTGATTTGCCAGCCTTTCCTATTAGCCTTGAAGAGCCTACTCACTGTGTCGCACAGAGTGCGCGCCGTCAAAAATTACGGCTGACACCCGAAATCACCAAGCCAGAAAGAGAAGCGACCCCCCCCCAATTAGCCATCTGGCTCTGCGAAATTGCGCGCCGGTGTCGCATGCACGGGGCGGCCACATGATCGATCAAATCGCCATTGGCCTATTCAGCGTCACGGCTGTTTTCCTCAGCCAGGATCGCCGCGCGCATGTGCGCCGCTACGCCTGCCTGTTCGGTCTCGCCGCGCAACCGTTCTGGTTCTACGCCACCTATATCGCTGGCCAGTGGGGAATATTCGCCTTGTCGTTTCTTTACACGCTATCATGGCTGCGCGGGTTTCGTGTGCATTGGGGCTCAGCGCACGTGAGAGGCGCTAAATAAAAGACCGCGCGCGGCGGCACCGCGCATATCACGAGGAAACAGCATGAACGCAAACAATGAAATTATGGAAAGCGATATCCCCGCACCAGGTACACCGATCGGCGGCGGCTTCGCTGTTAGTCGATATCACTGCGGCAGCGATGACTACCTGCTGATCGTCGCCGGCAAGTCGGCCGAGCTATTCGGTAAGTGGGGCACCTACGGCCAGGACATTGTTGGTGCCCGCAGTTATACCGACGGATTGGCCAATACGATCGCCATGACCGAGGCCGGCAGCGACATTGCGCGCTTTGTCCGCGAGAGCCGCCACAGCGATCTCGACGACTGGTCGATTCCCGCCCGCGATCAACTGGAATTGATGTATCGCTACCTCAAGCCAGGTGAACTCGAAAACTGCTGCAGCTTCCGCGATGGCGACAACCCTGCCGCACTGCCGCCGACGCACCCGTATGAGCCTGACGCGCCAGCGCAAACCGTCGACGAATTGTTTCAAGAGGATGGCGCCGAAGCCCTCGAATCGCGCTGGTATTGGTCGAGCACGCAGTTCAGTCCCGTCTATGCCTACGGTCAGGATTTCGCCATTGGCTATCAGAACTACGGTCGCAAGGACAACGAGGCGCGCGTGCGCCCCGTCCGCAGAATGAAGATTATTTATTCAACCATTTAATTATTTTCCATTTTAGTTTTCGGAGATAGCACATGGCCAAGAAAATAGTAATGCCGCGACTCGGCGAATATTGGGAAGAGCAGGGCGGCATACGCGCCGGCGAAATGCGCGGTATCGGCGTACCGGATTATCAGCTGATCTTGCCGATCGGCGAGCTGGTGACGGGCCTCAAGGCGAAGTGGGGCGGGGCAGGCAAGGATGAGCCGGGCGCCACCTGTACGTCTGACGGGTTGAAAAATACCATTGCGCTGGTCGAATCAAAGATCAGCCACCCAGCTGCGGAACTCTGCGCAAACCTGACGGTTGAATGTTTTAGCGATCTATATCTGCCGTCGCGCCGTGAGGCGCGCCTGCTGTGGATCAATGCCGGCGATCACATCGACACCGATGGCTGGTATTGGACGAGTACGCAGTACAGTCCCCACTATGCCTACGATCAGGGTTTCGCCAGTGGCGGTCAGTACGGCGATCGCAAGGTCCTCGAGGCGCGCGTGCGCCCCGTCCGCAGATTTACCCCTTTAGATATTTAACCATTTGAAGTTTTTGCCAGCATGGGTTTGCACCACAATTTAACTATTTACCAAACGGCATATGAGCTGCTGAGCCTTGCCACCGATATCACGCGAAATATACCGCGCGATCTCAAGGCAGGGCTCGGCGCCCATATCCGCAATGAGTGCGTTTCGATCCTGCTGCTGATAGCGCGAGCCAATTCAGCCAAGCAGAAAGAGCCGCATTTAGTTGAGCTGTTAGAGCGCAAGGAAACAATAGAATTTCTGATGCGTGTGCTGAAAGACAAAAAGTTTATCGGCATAAAGCAGCATGCCGCCGCGATGCGCGTTACGGTATCGCTCGGCAAACAGGCAAATGGTTGGAAAAGATATTCGACACCGTCGCCCGCTGTATGAGCGTTAAGGCGCTGATACCTGTGCGATTGAATCTGGTCGCGTCGCTGCCCCACAAGGGCACCGCCATGCGCGTAACGGATACCACCGGCCGCCGGCCGAGCAGGTCCTGCGCAGTTTCTCGATTGATCGGCAAGCACCTTCGATCGAGCGATGTTGATAACGCGATATGACGCAGTACAGTCCCAACTATGCCTACGATCAGGATTTCGCCAATGGCAATCAGAACAACGATCACAAGGACAACGAGGCGCGCGTGCGCCCCGTCCGCAGATGCAAACGGAGTCATCGCCCCTGCTGGTTTTTTATTTTCCATACTTGTCGCAGCGTACTACGACTGTCGACGCCACAAGCGCAATACGCGCAGTGCACTTGCCTTCGAGGTTAACCTTGAGCGCAACCTGGTTGAGCTATACGACCAGTTGGTCGACGGCACCTATTCACCCGGCCGATCCATTTGCTTCGTCGTAACGCACCCAAAACCGCGAGAGGTGTGGGCGGCAGATTTTCGCGATCGCATCGTCCATCACTTACTCTACAACCATATTTCGCCAGCATTTCACGCGGGCTTCATTGCCGACAGCTGTGCCTGCATACCGGGTCGCGGCACGCTGTACGCGGCAAAGCGATTAGAGGCAAAAATCCGCAGCGCCACGCAAAATTGGTCGCGGCCGCAGTATTACCTTAAGTGCGATATTGCTAATTTCTTCGTATCGATCGATAAACGCATTCTCCGCGCGCAACTGGCCGAGCGCATCGATGATCCTTGGTGGCTGCATCTGGCCGAGCTCGTACTGCTGCACGATCCGCGCGAGAATTTTGAGCTGCGTGGGAGCCCGGAGCATTTATCACTGGTGCCGCCCCATAAACGCCTGGTCAATCAATCGCCGGACTTCGGCTTACCGATCGGCAATCTGTCCAGCCAGTTTTTTGCCAACATCTTTCTTGATGCGCTCGACCAATTCGCAAAGCACCGGCTTCGAGCGAAACATTACATTCGGTATGTCGACGATTTTATATTGCTGCACGAATCGCCTCAGTGGTTGAACGCCGCTCTTATCGAGATTGATGAATTCCTACAGAGCCGCCTCGGCGTGCAGCTAAACCCTGCCAAAACAATTCTGCAGCCCGTCGACCGCGGAGTGGATTTTGTTGGCCACGTTATCAAGCCCTGGCGCCGCACAACGCGCCGACGCACGCGAGATCGAGCGCTACAGCGTATCGAGGCCGCGCCAAATTCCGGCGAGCTGTTCGAGATTATCAATAGTTACTTCGGCCTATTCGGCCAGGCGAGCCACAGCCACGGCGATCGTGCCGCATTAGCGAATGCAGCGCTGCGCCACGGACGTACAGTCGACTTCGGTCTTTCAAAAAGTTATCGCCCGAAATTAGCGGGCCGATCTTAAAATGATTTATTCATAAGGGCGTATTACCACGAATGGCGAAGCTACCTACCGATGCGAATGATCTACACGTCCTGGCCGGCCTTGACGTCCTGCGGTCGCAACTTCTCGCTGCGATGGCGCAGCGACCACTGAGTAAGGTAGAAACAGCGCCGCCGGCGGCGGCAGCCGATTTTAATTCCGACCCCTCCGCGCCTCCCGATAGCGCGCCGCCGCTTGAAGCCTATGCCGAGGACGTTGACTCCCCGCGCCCCCTGGAAGGGCGAGCGCTGGAAATTGGGGAGAGTTTTGAGGAGACCGAAGAGCAGAATATTGGCCAATATGATGTGGGCACGCTGCTCGATAAGTTCTGGCTGGTATATGGCTCCGACACTGTATGGGACGATATAAACCGCCTGCAAATGCGGCTATCGCACCTGCGGCATGCAATCCTGAAGGATAAATTCAATGTGTGGCAGGAGTCGCCACGCCGCCGGATTGTTCGCGATATACGGTTCGAGCCCGGTATTGATCTGGGCCGAGTATCGGTGAATTTATATAACGGGTTTTCCATGCAGCCGGGGAGTGCCGGCGCCGATGGTTGCCGACTTATCCGCAACCATATTTGGCGACTCTGCGGCCAGCGCGAGGATGAATTTTGGTGGTTGTTGAACTGGATTGCATATCCGTTGCAAAAGCCCGGCAAAAAAATGGCGTCAAGCGTAATCATGTACGGCTCGGAAGGGCCGGGAAAGTCTATTATCTGGGAGCTAGTCGTTAAGCGCATCTATGGCGAGTACGGCGTGACGATCGGCCAGGCGCAGCTCGATTCACAATTTACTGGGTGGCAAAGTAAGCGGTTGTTTGCAGTGGCAGAAGAGGTTGTTAGCCGATCCGAGCGTAGCCATCATAAGGGTGCGCTAAAACATCTGGTGACCGGTGAAACGCTGCGAGTCAACGAAAAGAATCTACCGGAACACGAGGAGAGCAACCATTTAAACTTTGTGTTTCTCTCCAACTCGACCGTGCCGCTCGAACTCGACTTCGGCGATCGCCGCTACCTGGTCTTATATTGCGACGAAGTGCCGGACGCGCAATATTTTATTGATTTAATCGCGGAGATCGAGGGCGGCGGCGTTGAGTGCTTCTATCGATATTTGCTCGACCTTGATACGTCGCAATTTAACGCGCACACCAAGCCGCCCCTGAACGAAGAAAAACGCAACCTCATTAGCGCCAGCCTACCTGCCCCGCTTTATTTCCTTCAAGAGTGGCAGGCCGAAAATTTGGAGTTCCCCTATGGCGCCGCACAAGTGAGCGACCTGTGGCTAGCGTTCCAGCGGTGGAGCGAATCGAGCAATGAGTTCAAGCGAAAGCGCAGAGACTTCGAGGCTGAAATTAGGCGGCGCTGCAAATACGAGCGAACCATGCTCGATTATCCGTCGATCTCCACGCATCAAACGACACGCTTCTGGGTGCCTCCTGATGCGATACCCGCCGATGCAGATCGTAACGAATATCTCCGGCTGGCCGGCGACCAGTGCCGACGTTTTAGCGCGTCGCTTGGCGCCGCTCGCACACAACAGGGGTGCGGGGATGATTAAACCGCGTTCTGATGACGGAATGACAAAATTGATGACAGATCAATGACCCACAATTTATTGATTTTTATAGCAATGACACTAATGACGAAATAACGCTATGCGTATGTGCGCGCCCGCGCGTATGTGCGCACACCTGTTTTCCTGTGTCATATGTGTCATTACGTCATAGGAGAAAATAAATATTTGATAGGTAACAAAAATTACCAATGACAGATCGATGACACTTCTATTTTAAAGTGTCATTGATTATTTTCTTATGCTGAGGGGCTAGAATGATTGAGTGGGTTGATATTGCGTTAAAGAATTGGGCCGCCGAAGTGCGCGGCGGTTTGCCAGGGCGCAGTAGAGTCGAAATAGAGGCTGCTTGGGAAATTGGTAATGAAACGACAAACGGTGAGCTGAGCGACGATGCGTGGCGGATTGAGTGTATCGTGCGCAAGCTGTGCGAGCCTTTGCAAAAGATCGTTATGATTCATTACTTGCCGTCGCATGGTGTCATCAGGGATCGCATTCAGGCCGCCTCGCGCTTTCTCGGTGACGGTGATGCTCCTGATCGGCAACTTAAGCGTGGTACGGACGCCTATCGAAGGGCCATGGAAGCGATTATTTCGCGGCAGCAGGCGCGTTATTATCGGTTACTGCATGACGCGCATGAAGTGATCGACTGCCAATTCAAATTAGCAGCTGCTGAATTTTTAAAATAAATGTTGCAAATGTTGCAAATGAAAGTGTATAAATCCTGCCATGATTGCCATACGTGACTTTGTTGCGGATGCGCATCAAAACCTCGCCCTCAAAAGCGGGGTTTTTTATTGCCCGTAAATCATGCTGCGTGATCTTGCCCCGTACTCCGGGGCTTTTTTATTTGAGGTTAGCGAAATGACCAAGCTCCGAAATTTATCGCTGTTGGTAATGCTATGCATCGCGGGTGCGCTTACATCTGCCGCGCACGCTATAACTCCGCCGACCGTAACGCCAGTTAAGTGCGACCAACTACTTTTTTTATGGGGCGCGGTGACAACTCGCGCTGGAGGGGCGCCATTGGCAGCCGGCGAGCTGGCAAAGTATGCGTTGTATCTCACCAACGAATCAGCACCGATCTACATTCCGGCGGCGAACACGAGTTTTATCTATTCGATTCCGGCTGGCTACACAACGACTGCGAATGATGTGGCCGCGCTGACCGCTATCGATTCCGGCGGACTCGAAAGCGCGCCGTCAGTTGCAGTAGTGCTGCCTGTAGGTTCCAAATGCCCAAAGTCGCCGCCGGCTGCGCCAGCCGCCTTACGGGCAACAGCAAAAACGGCACAAGACACGCAGTAGGTCCGCACGATCTCGGCTGGCAAAGCTATCAACGGTGCCCAAGTGATGAGCGTCGCAAGCAACCGCGTAAACGCTAATATCGATATCGGAATGCCAATGGGCGACGCACCAGAAAGCTTAACGCGATTGCGCGAAATCCAGCCGTACGCGACCGCGCTGGTGATGGGGGCATTGGGCGGCTGTTCGATAGCTGTATCGAAGCTCATAAAACAAAAGCGCGCCGAATGGCTGTTTAGCTTGCTATGCGCGTACGCACTTGTCGGTGCGTTCGGCGCGCTGATGGGCATGGCACTGCTGGCGATTTTCGCACCGACCTTAATTGCATCGTTCGCGCAAGTAGTATTTGCCGGCGGTGCGTTTGGATTGTGCGCGGCGGCAGGCTTGTTCAGCGCCAATGTCGTCATGCGCGTGGTACTCAAGCAACTGGGTATCGATGTTGAAATTAAGATAAGCCGCGATCGAGTTGATTAGCTTGCAAACCTTAAAGCCCCGCATCGCAACGACAACGTCACAGCGTACGACCCCGATGCGTGTGAGTGATCGGCGAATCACTGGTCGGACGCTGCAACAACGTCGATTAAATATCTGGTCGAGCGATCCATGCTGTGAAGGATGTGGTCGACTAGTGGCTTATCCTGGTGGCTTTGAGTTAGACCATAGAGTCCCGCTCTCATTAGGCGGTGCTGACACCGATGAGAACTGTCAGGTGTTGTGTGTTTGGTACGATGATGCAGGTACGAAGAGAGGCTGCCACGCTGAGAAGACGTCTACTGATGGCTCTGTCCCATCAGCGGCCGGCAGGCAGGAAGGGTGGGGGTAGTCAAAAGTCTAGGCGGCCACTTTTCATAAAC